TTAAACAGACAGGAGCCGTAGTCCCACAGGCTGTTCCGTTTGTCGCTGGGCAGACGCTGACGGCACTTCAGTACATGGATCAAGAGATCGAAGGCAAGACGGGCGTAACCAAGGCGTCTAGTGGCCTTTCTCCTGACGCGCTTCAGTCGACTACAGCGGCGGCAGTTAACGCCACCGTGCAGGCGCAGGCTGGTCAGATCGAAGTCATGGCCCGCAACCTAGCGGAAGGCGGTATGCGTCAGATGTTCAAGCTGATGCTGAAGGTAATGGTAGAGAACGTAGAAGAGCAGCAGATGATGCGCCTCTCTGGTCAAAACTATCAGCCCATTGACCCGCGCTCTTGGAATACGGGCATGGACGTTACTGTAAACGTGGGGCTGGGTACTGGGCGCGAAGAGCAGAAGCTGGCGGCGCTGTCTTCAGCCTTCCAGATTCAGACGCAGATTATCCAGAATTTTGGCCTATCAAATGGCATGGTGTCTTTGACTCAAATCAGAAACACGCTGTCCGATATGCTCGCACTTAATGGCATCAGAAACGCCAACCGCTACTTCATGCCGATGGATCAGCAGACAGAGCAGATGATTGCCATGCAAGCCCAACAGGCACAGCAACAGCAGGGACAGCCGCAAGACGCGCAGGCGCAGGCATACCTTCAGGCCGAGGCAATGAAGACTCAGGCTAAGACGCAAACTGACATGGCTAAGATTCAAGCCCAACAGCAAAAAGATCAGTTTAAGTTGCAGTTGGATGCCACTAGGGCGGCGGCAGACGATGATCTGGCTAGGGACAAGATGGATCAAGACCTGCTTGTTAGTGCCGCAGAGATTATTGGTAAGTACGGCACTTCAGTAGATGTCGAGCGCATTAAGCAGATGCAGAACGCGCCTAGATGAACATAAAAGACAAAGCCGCAGGGATTAGACGCCTGCGGGACGATGAGACATTTAAAGGTCTTGTCGAAGATGTTAGGGGAGAGCAAGTAACTGTCTTCCTTAATCCGCACTCCTCAGAAGAGGAACGGATGGAAGCGCACCACATTATTTGTGCGCTGGAGAAGATCGAAGATCGGATGTCCACCATTCTTTCAGATGAGGCGATTTTTGATAAGCAACAAGAGAGAGGTTTAGCACCGTGGAAACGACTGACCAAGAAGTGACATTCGATGGGACTATAGAATCTGCACTGACCGGATTACTAAGACCAGAGGAATCAGAGGTAGAAGAGGTCGCCGCTGAGGCAGACGCCGAAGAAGCCGAAGAGGAATCTGAAGTTGAAGAAGTCGAGGCCAGTGATGATAGTGAAGAAGACGTAGAAGAGGAATACGAAGACGCTGAAGAAGCGGAGGACGAAGCCCCTGAATTATTCACCGTCAAAGTTGACGGAACGGAACAGCAGGTAAGCCTAGAAGACCTCAAGCGAGGATACAGCGGTCAGCAGTATGTCCAGAAGGGTATGCAGGATGCGGCACAGCTTAAAAAGCAGGCCGAAGAAGTCTTTCATGCTCTGATGGGTGAGCGTCAAAAAATAGCGGAAGCGTACCAGATGGCTGTCTCTGACAGCGGACTGCCGCGCCCGCCAAGGGAACCAAATCGAGAGCAGTTTGAGTCTGACCCCATAGGTTTTATGGAAGCCAAGCTGAAATACGATGAGGACAAAGCTGAATACGATGGCAAGATGTCAGAGTTTCAGCAGTTGGCACAGCAACAGTCGCAGGCGACTATGCAAGCCCAACACGCTTATTTAGAGCGAGAGATGGAGACGCTGAAGACTCTAGTTCCTGAGTTTGCTGATCCGGAAAAAGCCTCTCAGGCCCGTGACCGTCTAGTGACGATGGGTCAAGAGATTTACGGCTATGAACCGGGAGAGATTTCGTCTGTTATGGATCACCGGGCAATCCGAGTCCTGCATGATGCAATCAAGTATCAGGAATTAAAGTCTGGCAAACAGCAAGCAGAGCGGAAAGCAAAGCCAAAGGCGAAGCGAGTAGTGAAGGCTGGGGCCAAGAAAACAGCATCCAATTCTCAAGCAACTAAGCAAACTAGATCGAAACTGAGGCGCTCCGGAAGGGTAGAGGACGCGCTTGATTTAATCCTTAAACAATGAGGTAACTAGACATGGCACAGGCCACTAACACATTTGACAGCTATGATGCTGTTGGTATCCGAGAAGACTTGGAGGACGTAATCTATGATGTGTCCCCCGAAGAGACTCCTTTTTATTCAAAGTGCGGTAAAGTAAAGGCCGCTAACACTCTGCATGAGTGGCAAACGGACGCATTGCGGGCTTCAACCACTAACGCGCACATCGAAGGCGATGCGACATCTGCTGATGCCCGTACCGCTACGACTCGCTTGGGCAACTACACCCAAATCTTCAAGAACGCAGTGGTCATCCCTGACACTGATGAAGGTCTGGCAAAAGCGGGCCGAGCGAAAGAAATTGCGTACCAAGTCCTGAAGACCGCAAAAGAGCAGAAGCTGGACATCGAAAAGGCGCTGTTTGACAACAATGCCCGTGAATCTGGTAGCTCAAGTGCGGCCCGTGAGTTGGCTGGCGCTCCTTCTTGGATCGTAACCAACATCGACGAAGCTGGTGACGCTACCGTTGCTACTGGCAATGGTACTGACGCTCGCACTGACGGTACTGCGGCGGCGTTCTCTCAAGCTCGCTTTGATAACGTCATGCAGTCAATCTGGGAGTCAGGCGGCAACCCTGATTCTGTTTACCTGTCAGCCTTCCAGATGAACGTGGCATTGGGCTTTGAAGGTAACAACAACCAGCGAAGCACCATCCGCGCTGAAGACGAGCGTGTAATTAAGCACATGGACGTTTACGTTACTCCTTGGGGTACTGTTGAGTTTGTACCTTCACGCGAGAACCGTGGCAGTGATGTGTTTGTCATGCAAGATGATATGTGGTCAGTTGGCGTTCTGCGCCCCACCAAGAATGTGGCTCTTGCCAAAACTGGCGATGCAACCACCCGACAGGTGACCACTGAGCTAACGCTTATCTGTAAAAATGAAAAGGCGTCTGGTGCTATATTTGATTGCACTACATCCTAAGTAAGACAGGGGGCCACGGCCCCCTTTTCTTGAGGCTAAGATGAAGACAAAAGAAAAGTTTGTTGATCTTGACGGTTCAAAGTTTGGGATCTTGAAAGAGTATGACAACAGCGCGTACCTTGAGAGAAATCAAGCACTGCGATCTCAGGGTCTTGGAAAGACCAATAACTCTTGGTGTGTTGGCTCAATACCAATGCACGTTTTGTCCCAATGGATGAAAGAAGAGGGTATCTCTTGGGATGACGCCGAAGGTCGCAAAAAGTTAATTCTTAAAAAGCTAAATGATCCTGACTTTAAAAAGTTGCGGATCGTAGAGGGCAGGGTCTGATGCCAGTTTCTAATGCTCCTAGTGGGAAGTACCGAATAGGTGGCGGTAGGGCTATGTACAAAAGCCGCACTGCCGCAATGCGGGCATGCAAAGCGTATTTAGCAAAGCGGCGTGGGGGTAAAAAATGAAAGCTATCTTGAGTATTTTATGTGTGGTGTTGGTTGCGGGTTGCGCATCAAGCAACACACAGTATTACGAAGCGGTACAGAAAGCGGCAGAAGCCAGCTCCGCCGCTCATCAGGCAAAGTTTGAGGCGCTGTCAAAGATTGCCGCTAGTGGCGATGGTCAGGCCGCGAGCGCCGCTGTCATGGCGCTTGCCCTTACCCAGACGCCCACGATTACCCCAGTCCCGCAACAGTCCCAAGCTTTACAGTGGGCATCTATCTTGGCCGCCCCGGTTAGCAATCTGGGCATGATGTGGATGCAGACGGACTCAACCAAGACCATGGCGAAGTACAACGCTCAGGTCGATCTGGCCCGTATCTCCTCTGATGCTGAAACCCAACAAGCCCTTTATGGTTCATTCGTTGCGTCTAACGCAACAACGGCAGACGTTGCACTTGGCGGGTTTAACGCGATGGGTAACATTGACTACACGCCATTCATTGATGGCATGGTCAATTTGGGCAATGCCGGGATTGACGGTGCGGTTACCTTGGGCACGTCTGGCTTCGATGCAAACACGTCGATCGCCACGACTGGGCTTGATAGCGCCGTGACCCTTGGCACGGTAGGCATGGACAATCTCACGAGCTTTGGAACCTCTGCCGTCAACGGCATGATTACGCTGGATGCTGGAAATAACGCGCTCTATAGCAGTGTGTGGACGACCTACACGGAGAGCTTGCAGGGCATTTTGGGGACGCTACCTGATCCTGTAACGTGTTCTGTCGATGCTGACGGCGCGGTGGCTTGTCAGTAATGCAACCGCTGGGCCTTCATGGGCTGAAACTTGCTCTAAGAACAGCGAACGGGCCTGCTCAGCACTTACTTATGGGTGTCTGGGGAATCATCACCACGGCGGGATTCTGGGCGGTCAATGTCCCCATTCCTTTTCTGGCTGTGTGGGTGCTTTGTAGCCTTGCAGTTATCTATTGCACTATCTGGTCGGAACGCCCAAGGCTCTTATTCGCCCTTAAAGCTGATACAATGTTAACTGTCACAGTGTTGTCTTTATATCTATGGGAAGAATACACGACTGGCATTACTACACCCGTATTTTTTGCGGGTCGATTGGCGGCGGCTAGTGTTCTAGTTGCTCATGGTTTTTACCTAATCGACTTGGTTCATCGCCAGATACTAGACGCTGCAGCATTCAAACGAGCGCAGGACAAAGTGGTATGAATATGGACATTGCCAGCTTTACCCCCATTATCGTAGCACTTGTAGGATCGGCAGGTTTGTGGACGTTTCTCAAGGTTCGTAGCGAGAACGAATATAAGGCCAGAGAGGCAGAGCGCGAGTATCGTGGTGAGTTCAATGAGACCTTGAGACAGCAGGTAGAGCGAATGTCTGCCAAACTAGACAAGCTGGCAGATGACAAGGAAGAACTGCTCAAAGAGATCGCCACACTAAGGAGCGAGCTTGGCGAGGCCAAGGCCACAATCAAGCACCTTGAAACCATGCTGATGCAGAAACGCTGAAGCAGAATTGATTGCACAAATAATAGAGGGGGCGTTGTTATGTGGCGCATTGACGGTAGCGACTCTGATTGGTTTTTTAGGATTGGTGCTTATCTTCTTCTTGTTGGTGATGCAGTCTCTCAGCTTCTTAACGTCTTGGTTTTTTTCAGCACTAACCCTAATGAGTCCATTTCGGGCCGTAGCTACCGAATGAGACGGAATTGGTTTTGGGGCAAAATGCGAGTGCTGATTGACTTCTTGTTAAGTCCTATCCAAAAGGATCATTGCCGCAAGGCCCATGACAATGATCTTAGTCGGGCCGCCATGTTGCTGAAGGAAACCTCATGACAATGGGCGTAATCGAGCTTATCTCGGGCATCTTTAAACCTGCCACGGAACTCATTGACGAGCTACATACCTCAGAAGAGGAAAGGCTGAAGGCTAAGGGTCACCTTCTTGATGTACAGGCTGCAGCGATGCAGCGGGTGTTTGATTACGAGAGCGAAACTCTCAAGGCCAAGGCAGGCATCGTACAAGCTGAAGCTCAGTCAGAGCATTGGATTACTGCTACTTGGCGTCCGATTACAATGCTCACCTTCCTCGCCCTAGCGGTGGGGGATTCTCTGGGATGGCTACCAAACCCCTTGAGGGATGAGGCTTGGACTCTCCTCCAACTAGGACTCGGGGGCTATGTTGTAGCCAGAAGTGGCGAAAAAATCGTCACTCAGGTCAAACAAAACAAAACGTGAATTATTTTTCTGAGGATGAGTTGCGCTGCAAATGCGGATGCAACATCTACCGCTTTGATGACGATGCGCTATCAATACTCAATAGCATTCGCCACGATTGCGGCTTCCCTCTTCCCGTTTCTAGTGGTTATCGCTGCACTCAGCATCCCATAGAAAAGCGCAAGAGTAAGCCCGGGGCGCACACTACAGGTAAGGCGGTTGACCTAGCGGTTAGCCGTGGACTTGCCCATACAGTCCTGCGCGTAGCATTTGCACATGGCGTTCCCCGGATTGGCGTTAATCAGAAAGGCGACAGCCGCTTCATCCATCTGGATTGGTGCGATGACCTCACCAACCCCACCGTCTGGTCATACTGACCCGTAGCGTCACACTACACACCGCACACACAAGTGTTGACCTGACACAAATTAGTGTCCATACTCCGGTCTGTGGTTGGGAATGGCCCAGCCTTGACGGAGACAATCTATGAATGCACAGGAAAACCCTGTTGATGCTGGACTTGTTGCCATCCATCAACTCAAGGGTGCGCGCCAGCTGCTCGCGCACATCATCGACTTAGTTCAAGACTCCATCCAGACAGATGGAGACTTCATGAACACCATCGACCGCGAGCGGTCACCACAGCAGTGGCAGTATTTTGACGGGTACCTAAATGCCCGCAAGCTGGACCTTGATCACCTATGTCGACTGCGCGACTTTTTGAAGGAGGGCCAACTATGATCGCCATCTGGGTTGACTACGAGCCTGTTTCGGAAGACCAACAGATCATCCACGGCGCTCGCATTATCGACATATCAGAGCGGGGGTGTTGGGTCATGGCGGACGTTTCTGATATCGACGCACAGTACAACATCAACGGCGGGTGCTACATTGATGAGTTCTGGGGGAGCAAGGCGCTCGTCGAAGAGATCGAGTACACCATCGTTAAATGCACATGGATGGGCCACAAGGTTCTGAATGCTGATGATGTTGTGAACACACTGGAGGAAATGTATGCCTGAGTTAGATTCTGAGTTGCAGGAGTATGTCGATACCTACTACCGCAACAGACCGCTGTTCGATGTTAGTCAGTTTGTGCTTGGCTGGCAGGACTGCAAGGAAGGGAAGCCAGCTAACGTCGAGGACCGCGCATACGTTGCCGGTTACGGCGCGAGGTACTGGCATGAGCAAGAGCAAGACCGGAGGACGATGGTATGACAGATGGAGTGGTAAAGATTCACGGTCGGGAGTACAAGACCGTAGCGTTACGGGTGGCGGAGTTTAAGGATCAACATCCAGAGTGGTCGATCGTGACCGAGCTGGTATCCGCTGATGACGAGACAGTGGTAATGAAGGCGCTGGTGCTAGACCAAGATCAGCGCATAAGAGGGACCGGTTATGCGGAGGAGAAGAGATCGGCATCAAAGATCAACAAGACAAGTGCGATGGAAAATGCAGAAACGTCTGCGATTGGCAGAAGTCTCGCGGCCTGCGGTTTTGCGGGTACTGAGTTCGCCAGCGCAGATGAGGTTGCCAACGCAATCGCACAGCAGAACATTGACGAGCAGGTAAAGGAGCAGGTCGATAGGCTGATGGCGCATAATACAGCCGTCAGAGAGAACTGGGCTACGGTCGCCTACATGAAGGAGGCGTTCATAGCCGAGGATGCCTTGGCATTTGCTGAGGCATGGCTGGAGCTAGACAGTGATCAGGTAAAAGAGGCACTGTACCTAGCCCCAACTAAGGGTGGTGTTTTCACTACCGAAGAGCGAGCGTACCTACGCTCAAATGAAGTAAACGCAGCAAGAAAGGAAATTATCAATGGATGAGTTAATCGGGGGTCTATACCCAAAGAAGCGTGACGGTCAGCCGGATTTTGTTATCGGCAAGCTGTCAATCAACGTAGCGCAATTTCGTGAGTGGATGGCTGAGTATTTAAAAGCCAACCAAGGTGCTGAGTGGATCAACATGGATATGTTGGTTAGCAAGGCCGGGAAGGGCTACGCAAAGCTGGACACTTGGGAGCCTGAGAGTAAGCAGGAAACTAAGGTAGAGCCGGTATCTGATGACATCCCATTCTAGGAGTTTGTTATGGATCGCATGGATGTAGGTAAGCGCATCCGGGAGTTGCAAGATCAGCGCGGGGTTAGCACCCGCGCACTTGCCCGGATCATGGACGCACACCCGAATCAGGTGGTGCGGTGGAGAAACGCAAAGACCGTGAAGGTCAGCGTTGTGGAGGATTTCTGCGCGGCGATGGAGTTACAGCTGCCAGAGTTCTTTTCTGATCATGACGATCTGTAGGAGGGTCTATGTCAGCACAAGACTTACTGGACCGCGTCCAGAAGTACAAGAAGACCGGCAACGGAAAGTGGATGGCAACGTGTCCTGCACACGGTGACCTGTCACCATCACTGTCGGTCACAGAACTGGAAGACGGGAGGGTTCTAATTAACTGCTACGCTGGCTGCGGCGCAATCGACGTTCTAGCGTCCGTAGGGCTTGATTGGCAGACCCTATACCCTGACACTACCCAGCACTTTAAATCGCTGAGAAGGCCATCAGAAGCCTCTGTGGAGGACTTTGTGGTGGAGTTGGCGGAACACGCCAAGAAGACGGGGCAGCAACTGTCCCGGGAGGACAAGCTGCGGTACGCCAAAGCCCTAAAAAGGGGTGGCCGTCCTAACCAGTTTGTGGACACGGTAGTTAAGGGGGCAGCTGGTGAAGTGGGTAAAGCACGATACTGACGCACATAGGGATGCGAAGCTGAAGAAGCTGATGCTGTCCTACGGTATGGAGGGGTACGGACTGTACTGGTACTGCGTCGAGCTAATTGCTGGGGATGTGAGCGCAGACAAGTACACGTTTGAGTTAGAGCATGACGCGGAGATCATCAGCCACGACACCGGCATCTCAGTCACAAAGGTAAACGAGATGATGGCGTTCATGGTGGATCTGGATTTGTTTGAGAATGACGGAGGCATAATAACCTGCCTAAAAATCGCCAAACGTCTGGACTCTTCAATGACCAGCAATCCCGAAATGCGTAAGCTAATCAGCAGGTTGAAGGAGGTAGGTGACGTAGATTCTCACAAGAGTCATGACCCCGTCATGACAGAGTCATGCAAGAATAGATTAGATAAGACTAGAAAAGATAGTAAGGGGTCCAAATCTAAGCGATTTGTCCCGCCGTCTTTGGAAGAGATCGCTGAGGTCTGCAAAGAGCGGGGATACCTGTTCGTAGACCCTGAGTCATTCTTTCACTTCTACGAGTCTAAAAACTGGATGGTTGGTCGTAGCAAGATGAGTAACTGGGTGCAGGCGGCTGCTGGGTGGAATACTCGGGAGAAAAAGCGCCAGCGAGGTAACAAGCAAGCGGAGTACATCGTATGAATCGGATTCCCCGGAGGGAGGTCGAAGACTTTACAGATAAGGACTTGCAGGACATCTACGCGCAGGTCGAAGAGCTTGATGTCGTCGGTATTGACGCATTCAAGGATGATTTTCTAGATAGCATCGAGGTGCAGAGTGATGTAGCGGGTACGCCTTTACCCTTCCCTAACACCGAAGACAAGCTGCGCCTACGGGATGCAGAGGTATCTGTCTGGGCGGGGATCAACGGCCATAAGAAAAGCACCCTGCTGAGTCAAATATTGGTACACGCTGCACAGCACCATCCGGTTGGGTTGGCATCGTTTGAGATGCGGCTACAGGACACCGCCAAGATGATGTGCAAGCAGGCTGCTGCGGTCGATCGCGTAGCCCAGAACTTTGCCGAAGACTTCATTGAGTGGAGCCGTGACCGCATTTGGTGGTACAGGGCGCTAGGCTCTGTCACCCCGCTTCAGGCGCTGGGTTCTGTATCGGCTATGGCGAAGCGTGGCGTCAAGCTGGTGGCGCTGGATAACTTGCAGTTCATGGGCGTTACTGATGACCCCGAGCGGGAGCGGCTGTTCTTCAATCAGCTTATCTCGCTGGCTGAGGCGCTGAAGATACATATCGCCATCGTGCATCACGTCCGCAAGCCACAGCAGGGCGGCGATGAGTACATCCCTACACGGTTTGATGTCCGAGGCGGCAGCACGATCACAGATCAGGCGCACGTCCTGTGCATCACATGGCACAACAAGCTGCGGGCGATGGCAAAGCGCAAGCGCGAGGATGGGATACCGCTGACAGATCGTGAGGCTGCTGAGTTGGCTGATGGTGTAGATCAGCGTCTGGTAGTAGCCAAGCAACGTCACCACCATTGGGAAGGCACCATAGCCCTGTTCGATGGTCCCGGGCAGACGTTTAAGCGATCGGAGTCAGCCACTAGTATTAGAGTCGATTTACCAAGGAGTCAGAGATGAAATGGGATTCGGAGCAGGTCGGCGGGAGCCACTACAAAACCATGAAGATACAGCCGCTGGAGTACGCGCTGCAAAATGATTTGGGTATATGCGAACACGCGGTGATCAAGTATGTGTCTCGGTGGAAGATGAAGGGCGGGATACAGGATCTAGAGAAGGCCCGGCACTACATCGACATTTTGATTGAGCAGGCCAGTGCGTAACTGGAGCAACAGCGCGTCTATTGCGGCAGATGATCCCGGGCGTCACCAGACCGCTAAGGCGGCAGAGCTACTGGTCAGGAATGAGCTAGGTGCAAGTAGGGTGTCAGAGTCAAATGTCGGGTGCCTGTGGGACTTAGAGTTTTGCGGTATCACGATTGATGTCAAAACCAAGCAGCGCAACGTGGCACCGCAAGCACACCATGACGCGCATATTGAGGCATCGCAGATTGACTACCCGGTAGACGCTTACGTTTTTTGCAGTAGCAACATGAAGTCAGGAAAGACTGAGATGGTTGGTTGGGCGTGGAAGCACGACTTTGACCGGCTATGCAGAAAGGTGAGAAAGGGTGATCCTGATGGTCCATTCCGGGAGAGGGCGGATGCGTTCAAGATCAAGCACTATCTATTAAGACCAATCGAGGGAATGAGGGAAGCTATGAGTGAGTTTTGGTTAGTTAAGAATAAGCAGCAGCTGCGCCAGCGTATTGAGTTTTTTCAAAAGTATCTGGAAAGCGAGTGGAACTGGGAGTACCCGGTTGAGTGGAAAGTAAAACGGTATAGGCCGAAGCGTTCTTTATCACAAAATGCGTTGTTTCACGTTTGGTGCCGAGAAATGGCTGAACACTTCAAATCGAAGGGTGCAGATATCACTGAAGAAAAAATGAAAGAGCTGATAAAATACAAGCTGTTAGGTACGGAAGATCGGCAAATCAACAACACGGTGATCCCCGGGCAAGTGCGGGAGACCAGTGGGTTGGATCGTGGGGAAATGATGGAATTCATGGACGGTGTAATGGAGTGGGCGCTGGATCACGGCGCGAAACTCACCTGTCCCCAAGACTCGGAGTACATGACACTTAAACGGGGGTAATGGATGAAACATCCGCTGCTAGACTTTTGCGCCACAGAAAAACAATTAGAGGTCATTACGTTGTGCATGGTTAAAGGTCTGTCGCAATATGAGGCGGCAGTAGAGCTAGGCATGACCCGTAACGCGGTAAAACACCATTTGGAGGCCGTGAGAAATAAGGCGGCGCGGCGAGGCTACAGCCCGGACCATGATTGGCGGAACCCGGTTCCTGACGGTCATAAAATCAAGGGCGTTTCGACGTTCTATGATGAGGATGGCAAGCCGGTACGCCAGTGGGTTAAGTCTCAGACTGATGAGAAGCGCCAGTTTGAGATCCTTGTGGAACGTCTGGAGGCCGCGCAAGAGGGGCTAAAACCGTTCAAGCCTGTGGCTGCGCCGAAGTCTGTTGATGACGATCTGCTCACGTTACTTACCATCACCGATTTTCACCTTGGGATGTACGCCTACGAAGCTGAGACCGGAGATGATTGGGATATGCGTATCGCCCGGGACGTATTCCTTAATTCCATTCACGATATGATCAAGGCATCACCCAAGTCTGGCACTGGAGTTCTATGTCAGTTAGGTGACTTCCTGCACTGGGACGGCATCCTGAGTGTGACGCCGCAGTCGGGCCACATTCTGGACGCGGACACCCGCTACGGTAAGCTGGTAGAGATGGCGATGTCTGTTATGACCGAGGCGGTCAGGATGATGCTGCGGAAGTTTGAGAAGGTGGTGGTGATATCTGCCGAGGGCAACCATGACATCTCAGGGAGCATCTGGCTGCGGAAGCACATCAAGCACTTGTTTGGTAATGAGTCGCGGCTGTCGGTGATTGACAACGACTTCCCCTACTACGCATATCTACACGGCGAGACGATGCTGGCATTTCACCACGGGCATAAGGTGAAGCTGGCTAATTTGCACAAGCTGTTCGCTAGTGAGCCAAGGTTCCGCGAGATGTGGGGGTCAGCCACCACAACCTATATTCATACCGGGCATTACCACCACGAGAGGGTGGTGGAGGACGGCGGCGCTATCGCAGAGATGCACCCGACACTAAGTGGTAGGGATGCATATGCTGCGCGAGGTGGCTGGGTGTCACGCCGGGGGGCAAAGGCGATCACCTACCACAAGACTGAGGGCGAGGTTGCCCGCATCACAGTGAGGCCGCGATCATGATTCCAGTATTCAAGATGCCGATGGGCAAGGGCGAGGTTGCGATCCTAACCTCAGCTGTTGGTGGGGCGATGTCAAACACGACAAACAAAAACCTAACTGACGTTTACACCGACACATGGCCCGATGGCATTACAGTCGACATCAACCTAGAAGACTTCACCCGGGTATGGTTGACCTGTTTGTGCTGCGAGCTAGAAGAGCTAGAGGGTGAGATGGAGTTCATCATAAGTGACGCGAGCAAAGAGGTTCACTGATGGCGGTTAAGAGGGACGCTGCAGACATCTGGTTTAGCAAGGCGGTGCGGGCTAGGGACGGCAAGTGCCTGCACACTGGTAGGACTGACGCATTAGAGTGCGCCCATATCTACGGACGCCGGGCTAAGATCCTGCGATGGTCCCTTGATAATGCTGTCAGTCTCACCCACAGCAGCCACCGTTACTTTACTGAGAACCCGGTAGCGTTCCACGATTGGCTGGAGCAAACGCTGGGTGAGGGACATATGGCGATACTGCGTGAGAAGGCGCGGGGTCATATGAAGACTAACGAGGCGCTGCGGCGAGAGATAGCCAAGCACTATAGGGAAGAACTAAAGAAACTAGAGGCAGATCCCGACTACAAACTAATTTCATTTAATTAACAAAAAGGGGTGTACACGCACACAGATTAGTGTACTATCTGTCTTGTAGTTTGAATTAATTAATACCTTGGAGGGTATGGATATGAGCATGACAATCAACGAAGTGATCGTAGTAGCTAAGATTTTTTATGGCAAAGCTGATGCCTTCCCTCGCGATATGCCTTACGAAAAAGTCGTCAACAAAATGCGGGCAGAGAGCGAGTACCGCTTTCAAATCGCCAGAGAGAAGTGCCATCTTGGTGGCTACACCAAGGATTTCGATTCATTCACCGCATTCATGGCCGCGTAAGCGGCCCGTACCTCGGAGGGTATAGATATGAGCAACGCACACATTATCGGAAGTATGGATTTAAGGAATTTAAACGAAGGTCAGATCGTTGCAATTAAGCTGTTAGCCTTTTATGCAGAGCTTGGTTATGACGCGCTTGCAGACGACCACCGCGCCACGGCAACGGTAGCGGAAGAGCCACTTTTGCGTGACGAGGGGATCGCTGCTGCGAAGAAGTGCAATGCGCGGGCCAATGAGTGCCACACTCTGTTTAATAGGCTGCTCACCCTACAGCAAACCGGAAAGGCCGCGTAAGCGGCCCATGCCCCATGACTGAGGCAGAACACTATAGGGCAAAGTACAAAGCGTACCGCGCCTTATGTTTTTCGCTTATCACCCGGCTAGAGGATGATGAGCATTTAATGCGTGACTTGGTACAAGAATTTCGTACACTACAAGAGTCACCAGAATACAGAGACCAAAGGTGGATAGAGCAGCATGGCATCCCATTCGACTGAACCTGTAACAGATGAGCGTCTTGAGACGTTCATTAGCGGCAAGTACAACTGGAAGTCTTTGCTGCCAAGTGAGCAGATGTCTCTGGCGGTTGAGGTAATGCGGCTGCGCTACTTGATGGGCAAGCAGTTTGAGTTCATCAGTGAGTCGTTAGAGCAGATGGAAGCCGCCCGGGGCTACCGGGAAATAATCTGTAAAATGTCTGACGGAGGGCATGATGAGGATATTGAGGGAAGTACCTGAGCATTACTTTTGGCTGGCTGTGATTGTGATATTCACGCTGGCATACGGATACATGGGTGACGGCGACTACGTCGAGGCTGTCAAAGGCCACGAGGTGTACTGCGAGAACGTAGCCAGTGGTGCATGGCCTGACTACAAGGAGGCTGACTGTGAGTGAGAAGCTAGGCAGTCTGAAGGCCAATACGTTCGCAGGGGAGGGTAGTGTGACCATTAAGACAAATCTGTTCGATGGTGGCACTCTCATGGCGCTGGATATTGTTAGCGATTGGATCAACGACCTACACGCTGTTAGAGAGGTGATCCGTCGTGCGGAGTACGGCGCTGGAGACCCGGAAGAGCCAACTTTGGATATGTACAAGGATGACCCCATAGCATTCATGGAGGCAAGGCTGCGTTATGAGAAAGGCAAAAAAATCGACAGTGAATGAGTGGTGGGAAAGCAAGGACGCTAAGCTCGCTGCCGAAGTTGCCACGCAGATGTCAGAGTTATGGCGAGAAGATGTGGCGATCATGAGGGATCTGTCAGTTATACCATTGCGGCAGGTCAAGATTGGCGTACCGATGGAGGTCGTGCGATGAGCTATAAGGCGTATGCGGTAACAGATGCAGTTGGTCACCGACTAATGTTGGGGCTATCTATTAACTCTGGGTTAAATGCAACCAAGGAAGTCTTTGCCGAAAAAGCGAAGCCACCCGTGCTACCAAGTAATATGTCCCCAGTTGAAGATGCTTCATTCTTTTTTGATGAGAGCTGGCTGGAGGGGGATAAGCGGCTGGCGAAATACAATTTCTTGGCAAGCGTGGCGTTACGGAAAGAGAGAAAGCTGGGCCGAGTGACTGTAGGGTCGACAAAGAAAGGTCAGCATGGCAACAGACAATCAATGCTTTACCTCAAAACAGACAGGTTTTTGTACGCAGCGCCATTAGAGGGCGGCACGTATGATTTCTGGGAAATTTAGTATGTATGTCTCACCGTGGCAGGATGAAGATGTAAAAATCGCGCTGCAGGCTGCGACCCAGATGGCGGAGCGATGGGGCGAGGATATGGCTATCATGAGTGACCTATCTGTTAAACCGCTAAGGGAGGCAGACACGCCACCGCTTGAGATAGTGCGCTGCCCTGCCGCTTTAAAGAAACCGGACAATGAGCGATAATATAGGGAGCAGGGATTTAGGACTCCGGCCCCTCCCTCCGGCGGTGAGGCGTAGCATCGTTTATAGATCAGATACGAAAGGGGCCATTTAACTCATAGAGAGTAGTATTTGATCGTCTACGTCACCTATCAGGGGAAAGGGGATGCAGCAGCTAGTGTCGATACAGTGGTATCCGGTCCAATTTGGCGAGATGCCAGATGCGGAAGGCACTTACATGGTGGCGTTCTCAGACGGTAGTGTTGAGAGTTACCCTATGGACGCTAAGGACATACAGGACGGCGAGATACACTGTGGCAGTGCCGTAGGGGAGTGGTGGGCTGCGTCAGTTCCGCACCCGGAGCGTTCGGAATTGTTTTTGGATATCAGTGAGTTGATCTCAAAGTGAGTAGGCGCGGCGTACCAAATCGCAACAAGAAGTTTCTGCTAACCCGGCTGCAGGATATGTATGGGGATGACTTCCATCCGATCATGCGTATGGCGGAGCAGGCTGTTAGGCTGCATGGCATAGCAGAGACCGGGGAGACGGCAGATATCAAGGCCAGCATCGACGCATGGGACAAGATCGCTGCGTACACTGAGCCGAAGCTGAAGGCTACAGAGGTTGATCTAACGACCAGTGACGGCAGTATGTCGCCTACGGTTATTGAGTTAATTCCCCGGCTGCCAGATGACGAATATTGCGACGATTGAATTACCACCGAAGCTGGTAGAGTTGTTTGCTGGTGAGGCTCGCTATCGCTGCGCTTATGGCGGTCGTGGCTCTGGCAAAAGCCGCTCATTTGCAATCATGGCTGCTGTCAGAGGCTACATATGGGGCAGTGAGGGTCGCTCGGGTCAGATCCTATGCGCCCGGGAGTTCATGAACAGCCTTGGCGATAGCTCGTTTGAGGAGGTTGCAGGGGCAATTAAGGCGTATGACTGGCTGGCTGAGTATTACGAGGTCGGCGAGCGGTACATACGGTCCCGGGACGGAAACATTGAGTTCACGTTTGCCGGGCTGCGTAGGAATCTCGACAGCATCAAATCTAAGGCCCGCATCCTGCTGTGCTGGGTAGATGAGGCTGAGACCGTGTCAGGCATGGCGTGGGATAAGCTGGACCCCACAATCCGCGAGGAAGGCTCTGAGCTATGGGTATCGTGGAACCCCGAGAGCAACCTGTCAGCGACTCACCAGCGGTTCCGGGCCGATACCCCGGCAAGTAGCAAGATCGTAGAGATTAACTGGCGCGACAACCCATACTTCCCCAAGGTGCTGGAGCTTGTGCGCCAGAATGACTTTGATAAGCGCCCAGAGAACTATGATCATATCTGGGAAGGCTCATTCCTAACCCACCATGAGGGCGCGTACTACTCGCTAGAGATGCGTGACGCCAACGCACAGGGCAGGATCACCGCTGTCCCGTATGAGACCCGGATGCCAGTGATCACGGCGTGGGACTTGGGGATAGGTGATACAACGGCTATCTGGTTCTGTCAGAAGGTTGGCCCTGAGACGCGTCTGATAGACCACTACGAGACATCTGGAGTTGGGCTAGACCACTACGTTAGGGTGCTGCAGAGCAAGGGATACGTCTATGACCAGCACATACTGCCGCATGACGTAAGGGTGCGGGAGCTAGGGTCTGGCAAGTCCCGGCTAGAGACGCTGCAAAGCTTGGGTCTCAGCAACATCCAGATCGCCCCGCAGCTAAACGTAGATGACGGGATACAGGCGTCCCGGTCATTACTGGCAACGTGCTGGTTTGATGCTGAGAAGTGCAGCCACGGTGTGGACGCGCTGCGGGCCTATCACCGCGAATACGATGACAATAACCGGGTGTGGAAGGGTAGACCGGCGCATGATTGGTCAAGCCACAGTGCTGACGCATTCCGGTATCTAGCGGTCGGTCACCGTGAGACCAGTAACTGGGGCGACCCGATACGCCGTAACCTACAGGGCATAGCTTGATGGTATAATTGGGGATGGCAGATAACCCCTTTGAAAACTACGGATTGTTGCAACGTATCAGCGATCACAATCTGATGACAGTGCTGCGCAATCCCGTAGACGCCATGCAACATATTTCATTCCCCGAGGCGGTCGCGCAGCGCATCATGCGAGAGAGTCCAGAGCTTGGCCCCCGTGTAGATCGTGGACTGCTGGATATGGCGATCAACTTTGCTGGTGGCTACGATTGGGCTGCTAGAGAGGGTATATCGCCGCAGGTGGCAAAAGAAATGGCTCGGGCATACCAGTACAAGGGTTACGCAGATCGCCCCGAGGACTCAATACAGGACTACTACGAGAACGTAGCAGGCATTGATGCGTTCACTGGTGAGCGTGTGCCTACGGGCAGGCTGATTGATATGGCGCTTGAGTACGCTAGGAATAAGGCGGGAGAGTGATGAGCAGGGGTATGCCACAGCTGCAGCCATACGAGCCGGGCTTCATTGATTCTGCGCGAGACAAGATTGCATCTGGCTTGCTAGGCATGGGCCTATATGAAGACAACCCGTATGCCGCATACAGGGCCGCTGAGGGGCTGCTGTCGGTTGTGGACTTCCTGCCCGGCATAGGTGATGCGAAAGGTGCTGCAGAAACCGTAGACGCCGCGAAGAAGGGCGATTACGAGACCGCTGGACTTATGGGCGCTGCGACCGCTGCAGGCGTTGTTCCAGTGCTGGGCGATGCTGCATCTGCTGTGCTGATGGGGATAGCGCGGCGCGGAGGCAAAGAGGATAGGCTTCTAGATTTAGGCTTTCTAAGCCCAGAGTACCTTGATAACCCAACCCAGATCAAAAGGGCTGAGACAAGCTACGATAAGGCCATGGGTAGTAGCAAGGGGTTTGCTGACAGGGAGGCGATTGCTATAGCCAACCAAGGGGAGACTGTCAGAGAGGTTCAAGAGTTTCCGCAAACATACATTAGTCCGGAGGTGCTAGCATCTGGTGATTACGCATTAGCACCAGTGCGTGGAGACAGATCATTCATCGGACTAATAGATATGGTGGGCGGAGTGCCAACCAGCAGGTCGGTTCCCGTTCAAGGTGGCGCTCAATACCCGCAAGCGAACCCAGAGGCTTGGCAATCAAACCTTGCAGTAGCCCAATCCCAGCACGACAAGTTCAAGAGAATTGCTGACGAGACAGGCAGGCAGCCAATAGGTATTTACAACACGATGGGGTTGGAATCAGTAAACTTTTCAACGCCGCCAGCAGAGGTGATGTTTTTGCAGACAAAGAACATCAACATACCTAAGAAAGACAAGATAGCGTTTGATAAAGACCTCAAGGCGACATACAAAGATTGGCCCGGGCTGGACAGTCCAGACGCAATGGATTGGATTCTCGGTCGAGGCGACTTTCCTAACGAGGGTAAGCGCCGCACCAAGCTCACCACCCTAATGGGAATGGCGAAATATAGAGACAGAGGCTTCCCGTCCTATGGGCAGGTGCTTGAGGCGTCTACGCTCCCCGCATTGCGCCAAGCAGAACTTGGTGAGTCTGGATTCACAATGCTTTTACCAGATGTGTCTCGTGACGTCTTTCCGAGCAGCAGGCATCAGTCATATGACACTGTGATGCCGGGTAGTTATTTTGGGTCACTGGAGCAGCCAGTGCCGTTTTCGGTGATGTTCCCTGATTACTACCAAGCTGCGAGACAGAGGATGACGGGTGGAAGCGTCCCTAGACCATTCACTCACACTGAGGCCATTGACGCCATGAATAAGCGCAAAGACGGCTACATCGTTCCCGATCAGCAATGGCTTGATGGGCTGATGTCATATATAGAAAGGCAGCGGTAACAGGTATAATACGGGGTCAAAGATGAAGCCAGCGAAAGGCAAGGCAAAGGCCAAGCGTACTGCGTCCGGTAAGAAGGTCAGCTACGGTCAGAAGGGCGCGAAGGTTAAGCCCGGGACTAAGAAGGGCAACTCATACTGCGCCCGGTCAGCGGGTCAGATGAAGAGCCACCCGAAGGCTGCAAAAGATCCAAATTCGCCGCTGCGGTTGTCCCGTAAGCGGTGGAAATGTTCTGGTACTAAGTCAAGGAGCAAGTGATGCCAAAGGTAGGCGGCAAGAAGTACCCATACACTAAGGCGGGCTACAAAGCCGCCGCTAAAGCCAAGGCCAAGGGAAAGAAGGATAAGAAGCGTGGCAAGTAAAAAAGGATTGTACGCAAACATTCAAGCCAAGCGGAAGCGCATCAAGGCTGGCTCCGGCGAGAAAATGCGGAAGGCTGGAGACAAGGGCGCTCCTACTGCCAAGGCGTTCAAGCAATCAGCTAAGACTGCAAAAAAGCGGAAGAAAAAGTAAATGGCATTGTCGAACTTTACAGAGTTGAAAGCGTCTATCGCGGACTTTCTGAACCGCGATGACCTGACCACGGTGATACCTGACTTCATTACGATGGCAGAGGCGTCTATCAATCGTGAGATTCGCCATTACGAGATGGAGAATAGGGCAACGGCTGAACTCTCCGGACAGTATCTGGATCGGCCTAGCGACTGGATGGAGACGATTCGGTTTCACGTTACTGGGTCAGGCACAACCAACCTAAAGTTGCTCTCTGCGGCGGCTATGGCGGACAAGCGGCAGGGGGCTGAGGACACGACTGGTCACCCTAAGTATTACTGCCATGTAGAGCGGGCCTTTGAGGTTTACCCAACTGCTGACGCCACCTACGAGGTGGAGCTTTACTATTACCAGAAAGTGCCTGCGCTGTCGGCAAGCAACGCGACAAACTGGTTGCTGACTGATCACCCAGACGTATACCTGTATGGCTCCTTGATGCACTCAGCGCCATACCTTGCTGAAGATGAGCGCGTTGGGGTGTGGGCGCAACTGTATGCCGCCGCAGTAAAGCGTGTTAATGAATCTGGCGAGGACGCCATGAACTCAGGTTCCGGACTTACTTTGAAGGTTAGAGGATTAGGATGAGCTTTTCAGACTACTTAGAAGACAAGGTGCTTGACCATGTATTTGGCGGCACTGCTTACACCGCGCCGTCGACGCTGTATGTCGGCGTGTTCACATCTGCCTCCAGTGATTCATCTGCTGGCACTGAGGTATCTGGCAACGGGTATGCCCGACAGTCGGTAGCGTTTACCGTCTCTGGCACATCGCCCACCACGGCGGCATCAAGCGCCGCTGTAGAGTTTCCAGAAGCTACAGGGTCTTGGGGTACTGTGACGTATGCGGGGATATTTGACGCGCTTACAGGCGGCAATATGCTGGCCCACGCGCAACTGACAGACCCCGCTGACTTCACTACCGCACTGCCGAAGACGATTGGCACTGGTGATATTCTCCGCATTTCTGCGGGCAACTTGAAGGTGACGCTTGACTGATGGTTGCGCTAGTAACAAGGGAGACAACGCAGACTGACGGGACATCCCCGAAAGGCTCTGCACTTACCCATGCTGAGGTAGATGCCAACTTCATCAACCTGAATGACGGGAAGGTTGAGGTATCGGGAGCTATCGTTTTTGCCGCCAAGGCCGCTGAGGCTCTTTCTAAGGGTGACGCGGTATATGTGTCGGGTGTATCAGGCAATACGCCAGAGGTATCAAAGGCTGACGCTGATGACGCAAGCAAGATGGCGGCGTTTGGCTTGGCGGAGGCTGATGCTAGCCTAAACGCGGCGGTCAATGTTGTGACGTTTGGTACGCTGTATGAGCTAGATACATCTGCGTTCAGCGCAGGCGATACGGTGTACGTCGACACCACTGCTGGCGGGCTGACCAACACTGCGCCTACTGGTGAATCTTCTCTCATCCAGAACATCGGCAAGGTTATCCGCTCTCATGCTACAGCGGGGTCTATCAAGGTTGGTGGCGCAGGCCGTAGCAACGCCACGCCTAATTTAGACGAAGGCAATGTATTTATCGGTAACGCGAGTAATCAGTCTGTGGCTCGCGCCCTCACAACATCTGATATCGGCGGTATATCGAACTACGCAACCATTGATGACGCAACCGCACTAGCAATCGCACTGGGATAAGTTATGGCTAACAAAGTGTGCGCTAGCTGTAAAGTAGAAAAAGAGCGGGTTAAGTTCCACAAAGATAAATCGTTTTCTGACGGAAGACACCCCTACTGCAAAGAGTGTAGAAGAAGGAAAAACAGAAAATATAATGAGCGCAGGGCAGAGAAAAACAGAGAAAACGCGTTAAAAAGAAAATATGGCATCGATTTGGCTGGTTATGACGAGTTGCTAGCGAGACAAGACGGTAAGTGTGCTATTTGCAGAGTCAGGCAGAGTGACTTAACTAGGAAGTTAGCAGTGGATCACGACCACATGACAATGAAGGTTAGAGGTTTGTTGTGTTTGCGTTGCAACACAGCCATAGGCAAATTCAATGATGACCCAGAACTTATGAATAGGGCCATAGATTATATTTTAGATGGAGGCTTTTGATGGCAAACACCTTCCGAAACGCGGCTCTTGCGGATGTAAACAACGCCGCTTATGACACGCTCTATACGGCCCCTGCAAGCACGACTACGGTTGTCCTTGGTTTGGCTGTAGCTAACAAGACAACTCAAGCTGTGGACGTACAGGTGCAGTTTTCAGATTCCTCTGGCGGCACTACGCATCAGCTTCTTGAGAACGTCAGCATCCCCGGTCAAACAACGCTAGAAACGCTAGCTGGTCAGAAGTACATCTTAGAAACGGGTGACGCGTTGAAGGTACAGTCTGGCACTGCGTCTGCCCTTGATGTTGTCCTTGGTGTAATGGAGATCACCTGATGCCGTTTCTTGGTAAGACACCTCAACAGTTTGTAGACCCAGAAGTAGACATTGATGGCGGCTCTATTGATGGGACTGCCATTGGTGCTACGTCTGCGTCTACTGCTACGGTAACTACGTTTACCTCTACAGGCATCGACGATAACGCCACAGGCACTGCTATCACGATTGATTCTAGTCAGAACGTAAGTCTATCTGGCGACCTCACAGTAGACACCAACACGCTGTACGTTGATTCAACGAATAATCGGGTTGGGATTGGCACGACCACCCCTGATGAATTTCTGTATGTGCAAGACGGAGATATAAAAGTAGGAAAAACTTCTAACGACTTCGGTGTTTTGCACTTAGGAAATACATCTGATCAGACAAAGATCGTAGGTCGTGGAGGATCTCACTCTTCAAATCCCAACACAATGTTGTTCTTTACTGACAATACCGAAAGGATGACTATCGACGCCAGCGGCAATGTTGGGATTGGTACAACCACTCTTAACTCAAAGTTAAATATTGCAGGAAGCATTGCCGCATTAAATACCGGCCCTGCAAGCAGAACAGATATTTTGGTTGGCGCTCACGATTATTATTCAGCTCCAAGTTATAGGGGTGTGCTTTCAGTTTATAACGGCACATCTAGCACGGGAACAACTTATGGTATTACAAACGCTAATCTAGGCAGTTTGCGTTTTCAAAATGTTGGTCATGGATTAATAGGAACAAACGGTAGCGCCCCGCTTGTGTTTGCAACTCTTAGTACAGAGCGTATGCGCATCGACTCCAGCGGCAACTTGCTGGTTGGTAAAACAAGTGGCGCATCAAGCATAAGAACGCAGTTCGTTGGCGCTTCTTCAACGTCATCCAATTCAGTGATGTTGCTAGAGAATTCCTCTCTTACTGATCTATTTGAAGTGCGGTGTGATGGTCGGATTATGACCGGAACCGCTACGGCTTCTCCCTATAATCAAACAGTGTCCTTCGGCGCAAATTTATGGATCAACAGTAGCGGAGTCTTATACAGGACAACATCATCCTTGCGCTACAAAGAAAACATCCAAGACATGACTTTTGGTTTGTCCGAAGTGCTGGCGTTGCGTCCCGTTACGTTTGAGCAAAAAAATGAAAACACAGGCAGGAAGTTTGGCGGTTTCATCGCGGAAGAAGTCCATGAGGCAGGATTAGTTGACTTTGTTGAGTACAACGAGGAAAACGAGCCTGATGCTATTAGTTATGGAAACATGGTGTCTTTGCTGACCAAAGCCATCCAAGAACAACAAGCAATCATCGACTCTCAGGCATCAGCCATTGCTGACCTCACTGCACGTCTAGAAGCACTGGAGGCTAACTAATGCCATTCATCGGTAAACAGCCAGAAGTAGGCGCATATCAGCTAATCGACAGCATCACTACGTCAGCTACTGCTACTTATGCGCTGACGGTGGATGGGTCAGCTTATTTTCCTGCATCTGCTAGGAACCTGATTGTCTCTCTCAACGGTGTTACTCAGGCTCCTGAGTCTGCCTATACCGTGTCTGGGTCAGATATTGTCTTTGCTTCTGCGCTGACTGCTAGTGATGTCATTGACTACATCCTAGTGATTGGTGACGCGGTAGACATTGGCACACCATCAGACGGGACTGTAGGTACGAGCCAGCTTGCGTCTAGCATTGATCTATCTGGCAAGACCCTGACGTTTGCTAACGATCAGATCAGTGGTGATGCGATTGATGGCGGTACGGCTACGCTTGATGGCCTCACAGTAGACACCGACAC